GAGTCTACAGGGAAGTTTCAGGTGATTCTGACAAGGGACAGGGACAAGACACTCACACTCACTGAAAGAGGAAGGATAGCTGTAAGAAATAAGGCTGATTTATTCATATCCCAGCACACCAACGCCGGTCCGAAGGGAGCCGGGGGAACCGAGGTGTACTATTCAGTTGATTTACCCGGCGATAGAGGACTTGCTGAAAAACTTTCAAGGACTGTTTCTGAGTCACTTGGTATCCAGGACAGGGGTGCAAAGACAAGAGAAAGTACAAGATATGCTGGAGAGGATTATTACACGGTAATAGATGTTGCCCAGGATGGCGGAGTTCCCCATGTACTCTTGATAGAATCTGCCTTTCATTCAAACCCTGATGAAGAAAGGCTCCTTCTTCAGGATGAAAACTTGAGGAAGATTGCACAGGCGCAAGCGAAGGTTATATGTGAGTTTTTTGGAGCACAATATTCACAGCAAGCAAATGTTTATATAGTTCAATCTGGAGATACTCTCTGGGGAATAGCACAGAAATTCAAAACTACCGTTGAGGAAATTGTAAAGCTAAACAGTATTAGCAATCCAAGTCTCATACATCCAGGACAAGAACTTATAGTTGGTAGTATAGAAGTTGATAAGGTTCAACCAGCTCCACAACCTGAGAATGGGGATGAGAAAGTTAGAGAACTGCAGCATATACTCAATATGCTTCATATCACTGATACAAACGGCAAGGTATTAGTAGAGGATGGATTGTACGGACCAGCTACAACCTCAGCAGTGAAAAAGTTGCAGGGTATAGCTGGTATTCAGGTCGATGGTTTAGCAGGCCCTCAAACATGGAATACTATCAATCAGATATTATCAAGACCTGTTATCAGAAAAGGCTCAAAGGGTGTTGTAGTACGATACATCCAGTTTAGAGTTGGAGTCGGAATAGATGGCATCTTCGGGCCAAAAACAGAACAAGCAGTTAAGAAGTTTCAAAAATCTATGGGCCTTGTTGCAGATGGTATTGTAGGGCCACAAACATGGAAATCATTAATAGGTTAAGGAGGATATATTATGAATATATTATCATTAATAATTATAGCCCTTATAGGTGAAGCCGTATGGGAGACACTTAAAATGACATGGCAGCAGGGTAAGGTAAGCATAGATAGAATAGGGGCCTTAATAATTGGCCTTCTTCTTGCTCTTGGTACAGGACTTGACCTTATGGCTATGATAGGTGTCCCTATGAAGGTCCCTTATGTAGGGATGATATTAACAGGGCTTCTCATATCCAGAGGAGCAAATTTTGTGCATGATATATTGGCAAGTATCAATAACATACAGCAGAATACGAAATAATTTTAACCCCGGTGTAATGCCGGGGTTTTTTATTTTTTGAAGGATTTCTATTACATTTAGAGAATATTCACATAAGTTATAAAAATTATGTTGAATTTTGTAATACTGTTTATAATTGTGCTATGTAGAATATAGCGGTAAAATATAAAGGAAATTTTAATTGATAGGAGTGATAGACATGAGTAAATTAACAAACTGCAAAGCTTGCGGTAAAGAAATCGCTAAAGGAGTTAAAAAGTGTCCTCACTGTGGTAAGGACCAAAGAAACTTTTTTGGAAGGCATAAGATTTTAACTGCAATAATAGTTTTAGTAGTTATTATTGGAGGAATAGCTGCAGCCGGTGGAGGAAATGAGCCTAAAAAGGTAGGAGAGAATAATAGTACAGCAACAACTTCAACATTTAATACTGAAAATAATAAAGTTGAAACTAAAACATTTAAGGTAGGAGATGTTATTCAGTTAAAAGACTTTAAAATAACTGTAAATAAAGTATATACAGTTAAAGGCAATGATTTTGCTAAACCTAAAGATGGTAATGAGTTTGTTGCTGTAGATTGTACCGTGGAAAACATATCAAAAGAAGAGCAGGCAATTTCTTCAATGTTAATGTTTAAAGTTGTAGATAAAGATGGAAGAGCATGTGAGTACTCTTTAACAGGACAAACTGCAGCTAATGCCGGGCAATTAGATGGTAATATTGGTCCAGGAAGAAAATTAACGGGAGTATATGTAGTAGAAGTTCCTAAAGGTACAACTGGCTTAGAGTTAGAATTTGATAGTTCACTTCTTACCGGCGGTCAGGTTATAGTAAAATTAAATTAATGTATTATAAAAAGCTCTGGAATAACCAGGGCTTTTTTTATTTAAAAATATATAACATCAAGAAGGAAACGAATTGCGTTAGGCATGTTATCAGTCTAACGCAAAAGTTTAGGAAATATCTTGATTTCAAAGTCATTGCCCTTTTGGTGTTTTTCTTTTTTATATTCAGCTTTAATTAAGATACTTTTTAAAAGTTTATTTTTCTTTTGAATATCATCAGTTAATTTATATCCATCTATTACATTTTCAAATTTAATAATATTTTCCTTGTTTACAGATTTATTTTCTTTATTTATCAATTCTTTAATTTTATCTATTCGGGATAGAGTAGTATTTATTCTTTCGTTTATATTAGTAGATCTTTCAAGGAAAGTGTTATTGTCATAAATTTCTTGTTCTAAGAGGTCAAATAATTTAAGCTTTTGATTGTTTAGAGTTTCTAATTCTTTAGTTAATACTTCTATTTGTTTCTCATATATTTTTATATTGCTTTTTTTAGGATTATTTTTAATTTCTACTTTGTAATGTTCTAAATATTTTTCCAAAGCTTCGATAACTGCCTTTTCCACATATTCAAATCTAGCACTTTTATTGCCACATTTTTTATTACAAATCAAATGTGGCAATTGTCTATTTCCATATTTTCTCAGAACCATTTTATTGCCACATACACTACAAATCACTATTCCCGCAAGAGGATTAGCGGGGCCATTGGTTATTTGATATGGTACATGATATTTCCTATTTATAATTTCCTGCGCTCTATTAAAAGTATCCTCATCAATTATACCTTCATGTTTACCATCAACTACAATCCATTCTGATTTATCTCTAGTTCTCGTGTCTTTTATCTTATTTGGATTACGTGATTTTTTTATCTCTTTCTTTTTCCAAGTAACCTTGCCGATATATACTGGGTTTTTAAGAGTGAATAGTACACTGCTAGATTCAAAACTATTACCAAACTTTGTTTTATAACCTAAACTATTTAAATAATTTGCAATAGTACCAGCTCCGTTGCCTTCTATGTACAATTTAAAGATTAATTTTACTATTTCACTTTCGATTGGATTAGGTTTTAAAGTACGTGATTTACCTATCCAGTGTATATCATATCCAAGCGGAGGATTGGTTGCTATATAATTACCATCTTCTATACTCCTGACTCTTCCGCCTTGCATACGTCTATTTATCATTTTTAATTCTTTTCTGCTCATGAACGCTTCAAATTCGCTGTATTCTTCGTCAAAATCGTTAGAAAGGTCATAGGTCTTTTGAGGGGTTATTATAAGCGTATGGCTTTCCTTGAATGTTTTTAATATAATTCCTTGGTCCTGCATATCTCCACGCCCCAAACGTTGCATATCCATGACTAGTACACCATCATACATACCAGCTTCGACTTCTTTTAAAAGTTCAAGCATTTTAGGTCGATGAAATAGACTTTCACCAGATACTATCTCCTCTTTTATTTCAACAATATTAAGATTCTTCTCTTTAGCAAACTTTAATAAAGCTTTTCTATGTTTAGATAGAGTTTCACCTTCACCTAATGTTTTTTCCAATTCTTCATCAGCACGTGATTTTCTTAGATACATACAAATTTTATCCATAAAAATTCACCTTCTATAAAAAATTAATTGCCATCTTAGCCTTGCCAATTATTCTTACATCATCTTTAACGATGTCATACATCATAGGTATATGCTCTGGATTAGTACTCATCGGAATTAAAGTAATCATATTATCATTTATAACAACTTTTTTAACAGTTGCTTCAAGTCCATCAATGAGTACAACTCCAATCTCCCCATTTTCTATGCAATCACATTTTTCAACGAGAAGTAATGAGCCTTCTTGGAATTTTAAGTTCATACTATCTCCTTTTACTCTTAAGTAAAAATACTCTTTACTTGGACTCAAATTAGATTTAAGAGCAGGGAAATACCCTTCTATATTCTCAATTGCAAGAATAGGCTGTCCTGCTCTTACTACTCCAACTATAGGAATATTAATAACATCGTTTGAGGATATTGGTATTGCTTCTGATAGAGTATATTCAGGCTTTTTAATAATATTATTATCACCTATGACAGTATCTATTCTAAAAAAGTCCTTTGGCAATTCACAAATTTCAATGATTTTTTCAATCAAGTCATTTGGTATAGGCGTTCTTCCAGTTTCCATATCTCCAACAAAACTTCTCGATACCCCTAAAGCATCTGCTAACATTTGCCCTGTAAATTTCTTACCTATAATTTCGCTTTTATGTTTTCTAGCAAGCTTTAATCTATTTCCCATTTCTTTTTTGTAATCCATAATTATCACCCCATCTTAATGTTTCCTTTTTTATTCGTAATTATACGACTTTTACGTTAATTGGTCAATAATTTAGCGTAAATAAAAGAAAATAAAATTAAAATAAAGATAATTTCTAAATTCAACGTAATTCAACGTAAAAATACTAAAAATGATAAAAAATTACGTTTTACAACACGTAAAAAATCACGTAAAATTTAATTGTAGTTGAAATAATGCTAATTGATGGAGGTGATAATATGAATGAGATTCTTAGGGGGTTAAGTTGGAATAAAAAAATCGAAGTCTTAAGAATAGCTAAAGGTTGGACACAAGAAGAAACTGCAAATAAATGTTGTACATCTGCGAAAACATTTTGGAATTGGGAAAAAGGGGTTAATTATCCCCGTAGATTAAGCCAGATGTCTATTGCTAAGGCTTTTGGTGTATCCGTAGAAGAAATTTTTGGACAAGCAGAATAAGAAAATTTAAAATTATTTTATTATAGGACAAACTATATTCTTAATAAACTTTATTGAGGTGGTGAATATGCCAAAAGTAATTATAGTTGAACCTGACATTACGGAGGAAGAAAATCAAAAGAACTGGCAAAGAGTTGAAGAAATACTTAATTCAATAGCACAAGATTTAAAGATAACACAAGATGAAGATGTAGAGTTAAAAGATTGCTGTAACTTATGAATTGAAAATTAATTAAGCAAGGAGGATGTAAAGTGGGGAACTTAACAATCATCAATAAGAATGGACAACTATTAGTAGATAGTAGAGAAGTTGCAGAAATGACAGGGAAACAGCATAAGGATTTGCTTGAAAGTATCAGAGGATACATTAAACATTTGGAGAGCGGAAATTTCCGCAGTCAAGATTTCTTTATCGAAAGCACTTATATAAACTCGCAAAACAAAGAGCAACCATGTTTCTTATTAACTAGAAAAGGCTGCGACATGGTAGCAAACAAAATGACTGGAGAAAAAGGAGTACTTTTTACTGCGGCTTATGTAACTAAGTTTGAGGAAATGGAAAGGCAACTGCAAAGTTCTCAACCTCTACAAATAGATAGTAAATTCTTATTCCAAATAGCAGCACAATTAGAGGAAAAAGAAAAACAAATTGCTTTAATGCAACCCAAAGCAGATTATTTTGATGATTTAGTGGACAGGCACTTACTTACAAGCTTTAGAGATACAGCAAAGGAACTTAAAGTTCAAGAGAGCAAATTTATAGAATGGCTTATTGAAAATGGTTATGTATACAGAGATAAAAAGAAAAAGCTATGTTCATATGCACAATATGTGGGCAAGCTGTTTGAAGTTAAGGAATGGAAAAACGATGTTAAGGCAGGAAATCAGACACTTATAACCCCAAGAGGAAGAGAAACGTTTAGGTTGTTACTCATAAAAGATGGATTAATTAAGGAGGCAATGTAATATGTGGTGTAATTATACAAAAACTTTCGTGTTTAGAGATTGTTTTGATGACCGTATAGTTGACGGGAATGTTGATGCAATAAGAAAGTTAATGAATATGAGACAAGTAAAAGGGAATAATGGGGTCTTTATTACGACTGATATTTTATCCGTAAGCGAAACAGCCAATGACTTTGGAGCTTACCAAGATGGAGAAGATGGGTCTTGGAATCTTAAATTCTACAAAGATGACAAAGAGATTGCAATAGTATCTATTTGGAACCATAAGGAAGTCCATCTGTGTTTTGAGATTGAAGAAAATATTAATACAGGCGAATTTATAATTCATTACTGCAACATTAAAGCTTTTAAAGATTATCAATTATAATTTTTTAAACCGTAAAAACCCAAACACTTCCACATTATTATATTATGCTCAGAAATTATGAAAATATTCCAAAGGAGATGAAAAAATTTGGAAGAATTAAAAAAAGAGTTAAACGAATATATAGAAAAATATGGATTGCAAGATCCAAGGACATTAGCTAAAAGCCAAGAGCTTGATATAGAAATAGTAAAAATAATGAATATTTAGGAGGGCATTATGAAAAATGGTAAAAAGCTCACAAGGGAAGAAAGAAACTTTTTAAAGCAGCAGGGGTTCAATCCAAAAAATTTTCTAAGGTTAAGTAAAACAGCCGAAGGATATGAATTTCTTGAAGTACAGACAGGCAAGATTTTAAGTATAAGGAGGTGAAATTATGACGCAGTTTGGGAAAACAGTGTTAACTTTTTATAGCATTATAGCACTTATTTATATTACTATAAAAAGTTTTAAAAGTGTTGAGAACGGAGGGAAAGGGGTGGAAGCAATATTATTAATTCCAACGCTAATACTTCTTTTAAATTCAATATAAAAAAATATGCTCTAAGAAGAGCACAAAAATAAAAAATCGCAATTACAGTTTAATATGAATTGGAGGAAATGTAAAGATGGCTAAATTTAAGATTGATGTAGAAATAGATTGGTTAGGAAAAGATGGAACATTAGATGACCAGATAAAAGAAAGTATTAAAGAGCAAATTATAGCCAAGATAGAGAAAACAGTTATGTCTGATATTAGAGACACTGCTATTGAGATTGCTGAACAAAGAATAGGATTATGGATTAATAAGTTTATACAAACTATGGTTTCAGAAAAGACAATACCTTATAAAACAAATGAATATGGTAGTAAGGTTGAAATGATATCAATGGAAGAAATGCTTGGCAAGCAATTTGAAAAAGCATTAAATCAAACCGTAGATGTAGATGGTAATCCTACAAATTCAAACTACAGTAGGTATGGAACTCGTTTAGAATGGCTAACAGGAAAATTAGCTAAGAAATATGCAGATGAGAAAATTGCTGAATTTGTTAAAAATGTTAAAAGAGATATAGAAAATTACACATCCAGTAAGGTAAAAGAAGAAATGATGAAGCAGCTTACTGCGAGTTTAGTAAAAAATATAGACTTTAACAAAGTGTTTAAGGGGGAATAGCAAAGATGCAAGAGTCTTTAAAACTAGCTGAGCTAAAGGGTTACTTAACAGCTAAGGTGGATGAATACGATAAAGCACAAGAGTTTAACCCAGACTGCAGAATATCAGCTAAAAGAGTTTCAGATGATTTTGATAGACTTCTAGAAATTGTTATAGATATGCAAGGTAGGAGTGAAGATGAAAGCCCTATTAGATGTCTTAGAAAGAGGATAGTTGAGCTTGAAGAAAGTTGCAGGAACTTTGGTGAAGTAGAAAATAATCTACATAAAAAAATCAGGGAACAGGAAGAAGAAATTAAATACTATAGACACAAAATTCAATTAATGCAAGATGTTTTGGATAAACGACTACTTGAAAATTTGGAGGAGAATAGATGAGTAAGGTATTAGCAAACACCAAAACAATATCAGAGCTCGAATGGCTACAGAGCAGACAAAAAGGGATTGGAGGTTCTGACGCTGGGGCAATTCTTGGAGTTAATAAGTGGAAAACTCCGTTCCAGGTGTATTTGGATAAGACAGAGCCGATAAGCGAAGTAAAAGAATCAAGTGAAGCGGCTTACTGGGGAAATCAACTTGAAGATGTAGTCGCAAAAGAATTTGAAAAACGTACAGGGAAAAAAGTTAGACGTAAAAATGCTATATTGCAGCATGAAGAATATCCGTTCATGGTTGCAAACCTTGATAGAGAAGTAGTAGGAGAAAAAGCATTTCTTGAGTGTAAAACCGTAAATGCCTTTGGGGCTAAGGAATGGGAAGGAGATGAAATACCAGCAAGCTATCTAGTGCAACTCATGCATTATCTTGCAGTTACGGGATATGAAAAGTGTTATATAGCTTGTCTTATAGGCGGACAAAGGTTTGTATGGAAAGAAATTGAGAGGGACGAAGAACTAATCAATATGATTATAGAAGCAGAGAAAAACTTTTGGGAAAATCACGTTGAGAAAAGAATTCCTCCTGCATTGGATGGGAGCTCTGCCGCTGAAAAGTATCTTAATGAAAAATATAAACAATCAGATTCAAGTATAAGCGTTGATTTAAAATTTGAATTTGCTGAAAAAATTGAAACCCTTATGCGTCTAAATGCTGATATAAAAGCTTTAGAAGAGCAAAAAAAAGAGATAGAGAATAACATTAAGAATGAACTTGGACAAGCTGAGAAAGGTTATATAAACGATTACGAGATATCGTGGAAGCAGGTTACATCTAATCGAGTAGATACGAAATTGTTAAAAAGTAAATATGAAGATATTTATAAGGAAGTGTGTAAAGAAAGCACTTCAAGAAGATTTAGTATTAAAAGTTTAAAGGAGGAAATAATTTAAAATGGCAACAGCAGAAAATCTTAAAAATCAATTAGCAACAAAGAAGGAGACAGGTGTAGGAAGTGCGGGGAATACAATAAGAAGCTTACTAGACAGCCCTGCTATAAAGAAAAGATTTGAGGAAGTATTAAAGCAGAAAGCTCCACAGTATATGAGCTCTATTGTTAATCTCGTAAACGGAGATACAAACCTAAAAAAATGCGACCAAATGAGTGTAATTGCTTCATGTATGGTTGCGGCAACTCTTGACCTGCCAGTCGACAAAAACCTAGGATATGCCTGGGTAGTGCCTTATGGAAATAAAGCCCAATTTCAACTTGGGTACAAGGGATACGTTCAATTGGCACTTAGAACAGGACAGTATAAAGCTATTAACGTCATAGAGGTCCACGAAGGTGAGCTAATAGAGTGGAATCCACTTACAGAAGAATTAAAGATTGATTTCAGTCAAAAGAAATCAGATGCAATTATAGGATATGCAGGATATTTTGAACTAATTAATGGATTCAAGAAATCTACCTACTGGACCAGGGAGCAAATAGAAAAGCATAAACAGAAATTCAGTAAATCTGATTTTGGCTGGAAACAAGATTTTAATGCTATGGCCAAAAAGACAGTTTTACGAAACATGCTTTCTAAGTGGGGAATATTAAGCATTGAAATGCAGAATGCTTACACAGCGGATCAGGGAACTATTAAAAACGAGGTTATTGAAACTGGAGACGTAAAATCAAACGTTGAATACGTAGAAGCAGACTTTGATGTGAACTTTGAAGGCACACCGTTTGAAGAAGGTGGCAAAAATGAATAATGTACCAGACTGTATGTATGATTACAGATACGACAGATATGAAGGATATGAATCTGAAATAGTAGATAAGTGTTCGGTCTGCGATTGTGATATCTACGAAGGTGAAACTTATTATGATATTGATGGATTGATATTATGTGAGGAATGTTTGAGTACCTACAGAAAAGAGGGTTAGTGAAGTGGCAGGAGAAGGTAACAAAGGATGGATAAGCTTATACAGAAGTGTACAAGACCATTGGCTATGGCAAGAGAAGCCTTTTTCCAAAGGACAAGCATGGATTGACCTTCTCTTGTCTGCCAATCATGAAGATAAAAAAATTGCACTAGGAAATGAATTGATTTTAGTAAAACGAGGAAGTTTTATTACATCAGAACTTAAATTAATGGAAAGATGGGGATGGGGCAAGGAGAAAACAAGAAAGTTCTTAAAGCTACTCCAAGATGATGGAATGATAGTAAAAATATCAGACCGCAAAAAGACCACTATAAACATAGTAAATTACAATGATTATCAGCAATCGCTAGACTGCAAACAGACCATAAACAGACTGCAAACAGACCACGAGCAGACCGAGACCAGACCGCGAGCAGACACAAACAATAATGATAATAATGATAATAATGATAATAATAATATAACTACTACTACTACTATATATAATTATGATATATATAGCAAAAATCGTGCCAAAAATAACAAATGTCGTAGTAGTGGTGATGAAAATTTTAATATCTTTAAATTTTTAGAGAAGTGTAATTTCATTCTATCACCAATGCTAGCTGAAAAGATTCAATCTGATATAGAAGAATTTTCACTTGAAGAAGTTAAAAAAGCAATAGAGATTGCAGACAGTAACGGAAAACACACATATAACTATGTCAAAGGAATACTGGAAAAACGAAGAGCTGGAGTTAATGAAAAACTAGAGAAAGAGAAGGCTAGAGAACAAGCATTTAAGGAATTTTTGGAGGAAGATTGATATTATGACTAAAAATGAGTTTATGGGATATACAAAATACCTCGAAAAGACTCTTGGTATAGAAGCACCAACAGACAAAGAAGTGTTGCAAGCGTGGTATGAGCCATTTCAAAATATTCACATAGAAATAGCCAAGAAAATGGCTAAGCTGTATCTGCAAAAGGAACAAGGATATTTTAAACTATCAAAGCTTCTAGAATACAAAAGTGCAGCTATGGCAGGGGTTACATATCCTGAAGAGCAAAAAAAGAGTTGCCCAGCATGTTTTGGGACAGGCTATGTACAGATAGAAGTTATAACTCAAACTTACCCGACTCCATATATAAGCTGTAAAAGATGTCTATGTAGTATAGGGGATAAGCTACCTAGCTACATAAAACAAGTTACAGAAGAAGAATTACAAAGAATGAGTTTGAAATGGAATAAGGTATGGAAGGAGAGATAGAATGAGCAAAGCAAATCATTTAATGGAAGAAGAGCTTGTGAAAGTAAGAGCAATGCTTAAAGAAGGGTACAAAATTAACTATATAGCATTAAAGGTCAACAGAGATGTAAGTACAATATACAGATATGTAGATAAGAAATACAAAAGGACATATAAAAAATGGACTAATGAAGAAAAGAACAAAGCAAAAGAGCTAAGAGACCGAGGCATGAGCATAAGTAAGATAGCAAGTATTCTTGGAAGAAATAGAGTTACTGTTGTCAACATGTTCTTTCAAGAAAGAAAAAAAGAAAGTATGTAAGGAGATGGAGTAATGAGTATTGAAAAACTAAGAAAAGAGCTTCATGAGTGCATAGAGAAGTATGGCACATCAGACACTAGGACGATAGCAAAGAGCCAAGAATTAGACAGAGAAATGGAGATTGAGCAACTAAGAAGGGAAACGGTGTATTTTATGAAGAGAGCTATCCGAGCTGAAAGGCTGCTAAAGGAGGTTGTTGGATACTGCCCGGTGCTGCACAGGAACGAAATTAGAGAGTTTTTAGAGAGTTAGGACAGAGACAGGTATAGGACAAGCATTATGAAGCATGATATTGAGAGCGGTGAGATAGAAGTCAAGATAATCAGGTGAGGTGATATAAATGAAAATCAAACTATTAGATAAATTCTGTATGCCAACAAAGGGTTATATTGGTGATGCGGGATTGGACCTCAGAACAAGAATTGACGAACCTATATTTCTACATAGCATGTGTAGAGCAACAATACCGGTTGGAATAGCTGTAGAGCTTCCACCTGGAACCGTGGGCATTGTAAAAGGCAGGTCTTCAGTAGCAAAGCAGGGCATACTTGTTATGGAAGGCGTGATTGACGAAGGATATAGAGGGGAAATTGCTGTAACTGTTGTAAACGTGGGTATAGAACCAATTAAAATAACTCCATACGAGAGGATTGCTCAATTACTAGTGCTGAACATCAATGAAGAAGCAAAGACCCTTGAAGTAGTTGACGAGCTATCAAAAAGTAGCCGAGGTGAGAAAGGCTTTGGGTCAACGGGTAAACGTTAATCAGTACAGTAAAAACTGTATAGATTGTATCTACTATCAGCCTAGAAAGAAAAAATATACATGCATAATAGGCAGATGCCATACAAACTGCAAAGAGAAGGTGACGAAGAAATGAAAGTACAATTCACAATACCAGGAAAGCCGATGGGGAAACAAAGACCGAGGGTAATGCGAAACGGCATTACCTTCACTCCAACCCAGACTGTGAATTATGAAAGTCTTGTGAAACTGATATATAGCCAATTGCCAGAACCTAGAAGGTTTGAGGGTGAAGTCAAGGTAAGAATTACTGCATATTATGAGATACCAAAATCAACAAGCAATAAAAAAAGAGACGATATGTCAGTGGGATTTATAAGGCCTACGAAGAAGCCAGATTGCGACAATATAGCCAAAATCATATGTGATGCCCTTAATGGTATTGCATATAAGGATGATAGTCAGATAGTAAGCTGTATAGTGGACAAGTATTATTCTGACAACCCAAGAGTTGAAGTAGAAATCTGGGAATGATGGAGGGGATAGCATGAATAGGGCTATGAGAAGAAAAATGGACAAACAGCTTAGAACAAAGCTAACTGATGAGCAGTTTCAGGAGCTTAAAAGCAAGACAATATCCGAAATGATTGACATTGAAGTAAAAAGACGACTTGATGATACATGGAGTAAGATGAGTAGCGTGCTTATTGAAATTATGCGCAAAAACAGAATTAGTCAGGAGAGGATACACAAGATAGTATCTGAGTTCTCTGAGGAAATATATAAAAGATATGGGAGGGACAATGATGAAGGATTATCTGAATAGCGAGGAAAGAAATCAATTAATGGTATTAATGTCTATAATTCAAATGTTTAATGGTAATAGAGGTATTAATGGACCTACAATGCAAAATATAGTGGATTCATGGGCAAGCAGAAACAACCTAACTAAGGACGAGCAAAAAAGCATAAAAATGGCCCAAACATATTTGAATAAGTTTTGTAAGAGTGTTTATGATAGGATGTGTGATAAAGAAAAAGAAACTATTGCTAAAAAACTTACAAAATTTGATTTTAGGTTAATTGATGATTTTACACTACAGAAGGTATATAGGGAAACAAACGATAAGATGAAAAATGCAGTGGTACCCAGGGAACAATTCGAAAACTGGTGCAGGGACATCATGGAGGTTCACTGCAAGGGATGTACAAAGCATCATGCTGAGTGTGAATTGCATACTTACTTTGAAGATAACTTTGTTCCTGAGAGCTCCTGGGGCCTTGAAAATTGCAGATATGCATACAAGGAAGTTGATGTGAAGAAGGATGAGAAGAAAATCAAAGAGTTTCAAGAGTTCAAGGCTAAGAAGGCGAAGGCGGTATGAAGTACTACTAGGCGGTGATAAAATGGCGCTGGACATGATAGACATAGGACAAGCAATATACGAAACAAGTAAGCGAATAGAAAAGGGCGTCAATGAACTGCAGCAAATATAACTGTCAAAGATTTAATTATCTTAGCTGAAAATATAGGTATTGAAGTTAGGAGTTGATTTCATATGGACTACATAAGGGAAGCTGAAAAATATCTATATCATTATAGAGACTTGGAAAAGAGTCTTGAATGGCAAGAAAAAGAAATAAATAAGCTGATGTGGCAAGGAGCTCCAAGGGATATTTCGGCTGTTTACTTGGACGGTATGCCGAAAGGCAGTATCAATGATGAAACAATCAATACACTGTTCAAACTCAATATGTACTTAGGGATGAAAAAAGAAACAGAAGAAGAAATCAGCAAGATAGACGAAATACTGAAAGATATTGGTAGCGAGCAAGTATGTGAAATCTATGAAAAGGTATTACGAATGTGGTACATTGAAGGCAAATCGAAAGAGGAAATAGCGAAGGAGCTTAACTATAGCAGCAGGACAAGCATATATGAACTAAGAAACCAAGCCATCAGGAAATTTGCGATACGATTATTTGGGATTGATGCGTTGAAGGCTATTTAAGATAGGGCTTTATGGCCCTATCTTTTCGCTTTTCAATTCACTTTTCTTCTTCTTTTGCAATATAATTTTTTATTATATCTCTTAGAATAGAAGAAACACTTCTGTCTTTTTTTAATGCTATTTCTTGAAGTTTTTCATAGCTAGCCTTATCAAAAACCAAAGTTTTTTTAATTTTATTCTCTTTTAATCCCATAATAACACCTCCTATTTATAATATAATAATAAAAAAAAATATTGAAAATGTCAATAAATTTTACGTAAAAGGTATTGCACTTTTGCATAATTCGTGTTATTATAATATCAGAGATTAGTAATTAACCAAATAAATTTTGAAAGGTGGGTTAAAAATGAAATTTTATAACGGAAAAGAAATAAATAGGGAGAACTTATTAGAAATGATTGAGGAGTGTATTCAAGATAACTGGAAAAACAGTGACATTGAAAGAAATGCAGAAATTGCTATGGAAATTATTGCCACGCAAGAATACGACGGGAGAGAAGAAGACATTGAATATATATTAGAAAAAATTCAATATGAACACAGACCTAATTTGCAGGACGTAGAAAGAATTATCTCTCAAGGTGATTGGTATTTTCAAGAAACAGAAATATACCAAAAAACAATAGCAAATATCTAGGGCAAGGGAGTAACCGTTGAAACCACGGTGAGGGTAGAAATACCCAATATGAAAATGATTGAAGTAGGTATATTTAACGTAAACAGCAACAGAAGTCGCCCACTTCTATAAGTGGGTGATGAATGTTGTTTGATAAATTCTTCTTTTATAATATAATTATTATAGATGTAGCGAAAACCAAGCTAAAATAAACCATGTAATTGGTAAAATAGGGGACGGAACAGCCCTTTGAGCGTGGGTAACCTGGTAACAGAAGTTACCTTGACCACGAAGCCACCACTTCTATAAGTGGGGGTAGTTCACGAATGGAGGTGATACTATGACAAATACTGAAATTTTATATAATGCTGGTGGATGTGAGCATGTAGATACTGTCAAAGTTGAAGGTTACTGTAAAATATGCGGCAAACAAATAACAGAGGGAGTCAAAGAAAAGGAAGTACTATCAGGCAACTTCACAAACTTTAGTGATTGTAAGCGTATAGATAGTAACTATGTTTGCAAAGAATGTGCATGGGCCATGAAAAACGCTGATCTTAGAAAAAACAATTTTGTTGCTGATTCAAAACATTTGTACTTACTTAAAAAGAATGACTTAGAAGAATATCTTTTCAATCTTGAAAAATATGTTGAAGGCGACTTCGTTGTAGGGATTACAACATCATTCAAGAAGCATAACAGCTTTCGCTGCAAGGTAAATTCCAATCCAAAGCGATATTATATCAGGCAGGAAGATAAGGAATACATATTTGATGCAGAAAAACTCAAACCAGTCTATGAAAAACTTAATGAAGCATATCTACAATTCAGCAAAGAAGAGCTCCAATCAGGACAATATAAGATGATTTCAATAGAGCAATTCGGACTTGAAAAATTCCAGGAGTACGAAGCAATATTCAAGCAATATCGAGGCTCAGCACAGTTTGACTTGCTTATATATATGATGAACTCTGAAAAAAGAAACGAATATATGCAAGCTAAAATTCAGGCTGAAAAGGAAGAAAAGGCAAGACAGAAGGAAATTGAGAAAAAGAAAAAGGAGGAAGAAAAGAAATGTGGGAAGAAAAAACAAAATACGAAATCACAAGAGAAAATATTAGAAGCGCAGCAATTGCAACTATTTTAGATATCTGGAATTGCATTGACTGGGATAAGATAACAGGTTCAAGAGCTATGGGCATCTGGGACGAAGTGACGAGCAAAGTAAAAGCGGCGGCTACTACAACAAACTCATATGAAAAGTTTGTTGAAAAGCTTGCAAGGAAACTTGATGTGAGAAGCCTTAGATATGCAGAAATCGCAGATATAGAAATGCAAGATGATGATTTCAAAAAAGCAGTTCTCAAGTTGATAAGAGAGGAAACGCTTGGGATTATGCTAGAAGTAAGACTCAATAAGCAAGTACAAAGAGAACTAAGGGAACAGGAGAGAAAAAGGCAGGAAAAAGAAAAGGAACTGGAAGAAAAATTAAGTAAGGCACAAGTAAGCTTTACAGAGAAAGGAGCTGTTGCACATGAAAACTAATATAAAAATGAGATTGTTATCCCCTTTGAGCCACTTTGGAGACGAGCGCATGGGAACTATGCAGGTTATGAGGACAATGAAATTTGAGTATAATGGTGAATTTGTGGATGTGCCTGTATTCTCAGGAAATGCTTTCAGGGGGGAACTAAGAAGAATAGCTATGAAAGATTATCTTGACCATATAGGGGTGACTGAGGAAGGTATATCAGCAAAGTTATACTATATGCTTTTCACAGGTGGAGCGTTGACATCCGGAGCCAGATATAACGAAGTAGGAGAAAAGAGAAGAATGAGGGCTATGTGTCCGCCTCTTAGTCTCTTTGGAACAGCAATAGGAGACCAGATACCAGAGGGAAAAATGAAAGTAGGTATATTCAAACCAATATGTCAAGAAACAGCAGAATATACAGGAATTGAATCGGACAAGTCCTTCTATGATATGCTGCAGGAAGTATTCTATACAAGGCGAGACGACCTCAAGTCTAAGGACTTCAATATAACAGATGAAGAAAAGCACGACAATCCTGTTCAAATGAAATATGAAATGCAATGCTTGTCAGCAGGAACAGAGCTTGTTGGAATAATTGTGATTGAAAATAATAGCGAAATTGAGGAAGCTTGTCTCAATGCAGTATTACAAAAATTCAAGGAAATGCCTTATATTGGCGGGAAATCAGCTATAGGACATGGAGAAGTTGAAATCACATATGATGCCCTTGCAAATGCGGGTATATACTATGACTATCTTGAAGAGCATAAGGAAGAAATGAGGGCTTGGCTCAGGGAGATTGAGGCAAAGCTATGAGTCTACTTGAAATGATGAAACCAGCATATATAGCATACGCCCAAACAAATACTCATAAAAAGAAAGTGCAAAAATCTGAGGACCTTATAAAACAGGTCCTCTCTAAACATAAAAGACCGTATGTAGCCTATAGCACTGGGAAAGATTCAACCTGCCTGCTAGATATGGTATATAGAATTAATCCACATGTTGAGGTTATGTTCCATGACAGCACGGTAGAACTTCCAGAAAGCTATGAACAACTTAAGAAAGTAGAAGAAAATTGGGGACTTAAGGTTCATATAGTGAAAAATACATACAATGTTTTTGAGTTGTATAAAGAATATGACCTATACAACAATGATGCAGCAGAAAGAAAAATACAAAAGCTAACGCTGAATAATCCTATAAAGGAATATGTAATAGAAAATGGATTCGATTTGGTATTTCTAGGTCTCAGAAAGCAGGAAAGTAAAAGACGGCTTAGAATGTTATGCAAATATGGGAATTACTTCTACTGTAAAAGCAATGCTATATATGAATGTATGCCATTGTCTGAGTGGAAAAAAGAAGATGTTTGGGCCTATATATTCACTCATTGGCCCTTAGAAAATCTTATTCATCCTGCATACCACAAAGATAGATTGGTGAAGGACCCGGGAGATATACGAGTTAGTTGGTGGTGTGAAACTAACTGTATTACCACAGGACAGTTATTATGGCTTAAAATGTATTATCCCGATTTATTTAATAAACTTGCAAGAGAGTTTCCAGAGGTGAAAGGGTATGTTTGATTCCGCTGCAGAGTTTGCAAGGGAAACAAATTATGATGTGTCAACAATTATAGATTATATACAAAAAGGTACTATAAGAGCTTATAGAAAGAAATTCAAACAGCATTACAAAATTCCTGAAAACCAAAAGGCGAAGTTGAAACTGCTTAAAAAGCCTTATCCGAAATTTTCTAAAAGCTATTCTGATGCAGAAATTAGAATTATTATGAATAATAAGGACCTTCCTAATAAGGTTATTGCAAAAATGATAGGCAGAACGGAAACTTCAGTAAGGGTAAAACGTTGCAGGATGAGAAAGGAGGGATATGATGTCTAATATGAAAATAACAATGTACATGGCAAGCCCTATTGCAACAACAGGATTTATATATCTTGATGGGCTTCTTGCAGCAGCGGTTATGAAAGAGAAGTTAGGTGATGAATATTACAATAATAAACCAAACGAACAGGAGCTTATAGATATAGATCTTCCGCTCGTGAAACAATATGGCGTATGGTGCGCATCAGTTGGTTTTGGAGATAACAGAGAAGCGGTAGCAAGCTGGTCGAAAAGATGGGATGATAAAAACGACGACATAGTAAAGTTTAAAGGCAAGGGCAAGGCTAGAGTAGATATAGGTTCAGGGCATTTCAAAAACTATCACATGCCCTTAGTTATCAAGTCATATAAAACTATCAACTTCTATGCAAAGGGAGATATAAAAGAGGTTGAAAGGCTTCTCACAACATATATAACCCATATTGGCAAGAAAGCTTCGCAGGGTTATGGAGAGATACTAAACATGAAGTTCGAGGAAATAGATGAGGATTACAGCCAATTCAAGGGCGGACGCCCAACAAGGCCTATTCCGGTGAGTCAATATCCTGAATACAAAGAATGGTGCTTAGCAAATGATATATATATGATAATTGCAAAACACCCAATCAAGCCTCCGTACTGGAGAACAGATTGCATAGAATGGTGCTATATGCCTTAGCGCATATAGCTTTTTAATTTTGCCAAATTACGTCGAAAGAAAATTAATAAAAAAATAAAAAAATTGTCCCAAAACTATTGACGTTTGGGACATAAGGTGTTATTATAGAATCAGAAAGAGGGAAACACATAAAAAAAAATAAATGAAAGGGGTTATAAAAAATGGCAAAGGAATACAGAGTGAATGTATATGAAAACAATGAGGTGATAGCAAGGGTTAGATACAATTCTAACCTGGACTTCTGGGACGGAAGGAATTGGAGTAATGGAGGAGTAGGAAGACACAAGGGACTAACAAAATTGAAGGATGGGAGATACGTTCTCATCCATGGAACAGATTGGCAGGGTGAAAAAGATTGGGCAGAGGTTATATCAGCAGAGGCAGCATTACAAGAGATTTTAAGAGCTCAAAGGCTTGAACTTCTAGAAACAAAGAAGTTCAAGGAGCTGAAGGAGCTGTATGCAAAAACTATGATAGAAGAAGAGTTAGAAGAAGAGGAGGTATAAAAAAATGAAAAAAATAAAAATATATTGGCCTGATAATATAGAACCTTGGGATACACAAGAAGAAATGGAGTCTATTGTACGAGAAATCGAGGAACAACATATTAAAACAGGTGAATGGGACGATTGGTATGCTCCAGGGGAAGCATGGAGTTTAGAAGTAGAGAAAGTACCCAGAAAACTTTCAAGATATTTTGAAGAAATTATAGAGGGCTAGGCCCTCTTTTTTTGTCCTATTTTATTTGAACATTTGGAAAAACTCTGTACAGAAACTTGAAATTATATGTGATACAATATTATTGATAAAAAATTATCCCATTGCCGAGCAGGTGCGGCGTAGAGAATACATCTGCAGGAATCCTCTGTTAACCGGTCAAAGCAGGGGATTTCTTATTTGCTCATCCACCATGTGTGGAAGGAGAATCTGGACTTAGTATGACTAAGACCAGATTTTTTTATTTACTCATCTTGAAAAGGAGGGAGAGGTGTGAAGATAGGTGAAATAGTACAAGCTAATCAACCGAATATACATAAGCAATTAAACAATAGAAATTACAAGAAGAAACGTAAAAGGAGAGATAAAGAATGCCTCTCCTTTAAATATATTGACTATCTTATGAGAAATAACAAAGACGTTGATGAAACAAAATGCAGGGGAAGATTTTAAAACTGAAAGAGCTCCTAACAGGGCTCTTTATTCATGCTTAAAAGTAGGTGTTATAGTGAACGATATTGAATTAATACAATGGATTAATACTTTAATACAGAATAACAATATTAAGGCCTTTTATAACTCTGCTTTATGGGAACATATGAGGCAAGAAGTTTTAAAAGAGCAGCATCATGAATGTCAGATATGTAAAAGTAGAGGGTTATTTGCACCAGCAGTAACAGTACATCACATTAAATTCTTAAGACAGCATCCTGAGCTAGCTCTAACTAAGAGTAATCTTATGGCAATATGTGAAGAGTGCCATTTTAACATACATCATGGATCTAAACTAAAACCTCAGCTGAACGAGGAAAGATGGTAGTCCCCCCCCGGGTTAAAAAAATCAAAAAACTCTGGCTATTGGAAG